ATCCTCATCCGCTCCGTCGGGCTGCTCGCTCCGTCGGCGGTAGTGGAGAACACTAGGCGACCGGGGTAATCACCCGATCCGGCATTTCCATCTGCCACAACGCGAATGCGTGCGTACTCGCCGGCTTGCCTATCTCCAAACTCTATTTGACCGATGTTTTCATCAAGTGTGATGTTTGCTGAATCTTCGTTTCTAAGAATGTTAAGTGCGCCAAAGTTTGCCCCGCCGGCACTATTACCAACAATTTGAACTAAACTGTACTGAGTGTTTGTCCCGGTGGCAGCAGTAGACGTGCCAACTAAGAGCCTGCCGGATGGGTCAACCCTGAGCCGCTCGCTGCCTTCTGTCGTGACCTTGAAATGGCCATCGGAGCCGGTATCAACGACCTCGGCTTCTGTGTTGCCTTCACTGATCTTGTCGCTTGTAGAAACTGGTGTCTGCCATGTTGGTGCAGACCCTGATCCGTTACTGGTAAGTGCTTGGCCGCTAGTGCCGTAGTTGGCACCGCCAAGACCAATCTGACCAGACGCAGCAATCCTGAAGCGTTCACTGCCATCAGTGGTGAGCGCAACTATGTCGGCCCCTGGCGAAAACAGGCCATTATTGGTATCGCCTGTAAAAAATAAAGTTGGGCTGCCTGCACTGCCCAGCGGTATGTTAACTGCAGTGCTTGCCGTGAATGTTGGTGCAGTAACCGTGCCCGTAAAGGTTGGGCTTGCCAGTGCTGCCAGCCCAAGGTTTGCACTGGCTAATGTGCCAACAGTCACCCATGCGCTGTTCGCAGCATTTCTGAGCTTCAACAATCCCGTGGTGGTATCAGCCCACCACTGATAGGCATACATCGTTGCCGGTTCAGTCGCGCCGCTGTTATTGCTGACGATGGCAGCAAGGCCATTATTCAGGTCAGACCGAACCGCTGCACCTGTACCGTTGGCGATGACGTAATCGTGTTGAGCCACTGAGGTTACACTCCTTTGCCGTATCCTACCGCTGACCAGAGGAAATTCCGATCAACAGCAGCATTACTACTATTGTAGAACGTAACTTGGAATGATGCACTGGTAGCATTTGTGACGCGGAAATAATCACCACTGTTCATGTCTTGAGCGACAATGCCGATGCTGGGTCGATAGGCGTTAGTGCCGCCAAGGCCTGCAGTGCCGGTGAAGAATGCCTTGTCAAAGGTTACGGTCTTTGTGCCTGCACCACTTGATACTGCACCAACTGACTGCTCCTGCCGCCGCTGGAAAGTAGCGTCGTAGCCAAGCTCATCCACAAGGATATTCTGCGCTGGGTTGCTACTGGTCAGTTCTGCCTTGAACTGGAATCCACGCCCAAGGAATGTGCCATTAACAAACTCCTGCCAGCCCGACCATGTTGGCGTCCCACTGGGGTTGTCCGGTGTGCGTCGCAGGTAGAGCTTAGCGTTCACCTTGTCAATGATGCCACCATCCCAATCGGACCATTCATCAACCAAGCCAGTGCGGCTGTCGATTAAATCACTGGGGAAGAAGCCAGTAGTGACGAAATAGCGACGCAGGTCTAGCGAGAAGACAGCGCCAAGGTCAACCGTGTTGAAGAACTGGTAAGTGCCGAGCGCTTCAATGCTGCCATAGAAGTCCAGCGTAGCGATTGAATCGAAGTCCGGGATGTCATCAAACAGGCCATCGGCATCAAGCACTAACGCATCAAGATCTTCGCTGTAGAAGACATCGGTCTTGGTGCCTTGATATGGCGGTATGTCTTGATCCTCACGACGTGTTTGGATGATGAGTTGCCCCAACGCATCAGGGAAGTCAACGATGACGCTGGCTTCTGCTACTGATTGCCTGCCGCCGTCATCCTCAAACTTGACCAGGATTTCGCCTTCAACCAATGGCACAATGGCTTCAGTTGAGGCACCTGATTTAGCAGGTATCAAGTCAACGCTGTTGCTCCATGTGCCGGTGCCGTCGGTCAGGCTTGTATGGCGGATGTGGACGCGACCGCCGGTCTTTACGTCAAGGTCTACGGTTTGATCCCACCGCAGCCGTGCGCTGTTGGCACTGATCGCTTCAATCGTTAGGTTTTCTACGTTGCCTGGTACGGCGGTCTTGCCGACCAACGTGAACTGTGCAGTTGCAGCAGTGCTCAATTTGTTGAGGCTATTGACGCTACGAATCTGTACATAAAGCTCACCGGCTCGTAAACCAGTCAGCCGTGTTGATGGTGATGTGGTGTTGACTTGCGTCCAGTTGTTGTTGTCAATGCGATATTCAACGCGGAAACCTGCAACGCGCTGCACGGGGCTGATCCAGCTCAGCTCCACTGCGGTCAGGACGCTTTGCCCATCTTCGTACAGGTGCTCTGTTGCTTGGATGCTGGAGGGCGGTTCAGGAATGGCCGACAGGTTGCTGATGTCCCTGAATTGCAGAGTCAGATCAGACTCAATTGCGGCATAAAGCGATGCATTGTAGGCAAGTGCTGTAACGCTAAATGCACCGCCGTCACCTTCTGCGACGCTAATGACGCGAAACAGGTTGCTGCGGATGTCGTTGGTTTCGACTAGGAATACAGTCTCTGCATTTGGTGCTTCGCTGAATGCACTGCTGACGCTAAATACAGCACCGGCAATGCTGCTGACGGTGCGCGTCTCGACTAGTCCAGTAGGTAGGAGGACCGAAATGGTAGGTGCATTTAATGTTGTCGTTGGCAGGCCAATCGTGGCATCAACCGTGATTGCTGTTGTTGTTGCGCTTTTTACGCGACCGGAGCGACGTGAGCCAGATTTCACTGGATCAGCGATGCCGATCACCATGCCGGGGCGCATTACCACGCCAGATTCAATGCTGACCGCAAAGCTGACCGTCTCGGTGAGCGTCTGTTCAGTAAGCAGCGCCCACTTCCCGAGGCGATGCGCTTGGCCGCGGCTGTAGCAGCCGACTGCCTTCATGTCCTTATTGATTACGCCGTACTTGGATACTGCATCAGCATCCTCGACGTATTCAAATTCAACTTCACCGAGGCTTTCGTAGGTCTGGTAGGCGACTGTTGCAGTGGTATGTCGCGCCTTCTGTGAGCTGCCGCTGTAGCTGAAATTGCCGTCGACTACATTGCTAGGCCCCAGCAGATACTGCGGATCGCTTGGTTTGTCGGCCAAGACGACCATCGAGCCAGCGCCGTAGTAGGCGATGCCGCGGAATAAGGAGACGAATTCTTGGATGACGTTGTAAACTTCCTCGCGGCTGTTGAGCAGTAGATGCGCCTGGAAGCGCGGCTCAGATGCACCAAAACCATTGCTGACCAGCTCGTTGCAGTATTGACTGATTGCAAAGAAGTCGTAACGATCAAGGCTTGACACCGGAATGCCAGCGCCGTAGCGCGTGCTGACCAGTAGATCCCACAGGCACCATGCCGGATCAGCGCACCATGTTGCAGCGCCGAATGTACCGTCCCATACACCGCTGTAGGTGACGCGACCTTTGTAGGTGGTGGTGTCAACTGTTGCATTAGACGGCAGTAGTACCTTGATGCCACGAATCAGGTACTTGCGAGTCGGGATGCTGTCGAACTGGCGTGAGTCAAAGCGCAGGTAGGTTAATGCAGCATTGGGATAACGCAACTTTGCGTCAATTATTTCTGTGTAGCTGAACCAGAAGGTACGGTTCTGTCGTCTGGCGCTAGATTCATCCGGTGTAGTGCGTCGTACTTTGATTTCAATTGGGAACGCCCCCGACAGGGGAATTATATAATCGCGTTGATAGCCGTTAGTTGTTTTACCGCTGATTGTATCGTTTATGACATTCGTGTAACCGCCACCGTTATATTGAACGTCTATTGCAATAGCAACAGAGTGGCCGATTATGTCACCATCGTTCTCAATAATTTGCAACGCAGGCAACTGAAGCGTTACTCGGACTCGATTTACATCAATGTCTGTAATTGTTCTAATTATAGGCGTATCTGTTTTTATTTCAGCATTTACGCCAGTTTCACTTGAAACATCTGATGCGCCTGGTATTGTTGACTGAGCCTGGGTGCCGGTTCTGTTGACAATGGAATAGTTTTGAAAGTTATTTGTATTGCCCGCACTTACTAACGGTGTGCCATCAAGATAAACGCTTTTCAAGCCATCGTCTAATCCTCCAATTTCACCTTCGCTAATTAAATCTAAAATTACGCCATATTGAACGGATTGTAGCGAATCATCTGCTTCTGTTGGGACGCTTTGCGAGCCACCACCGCCGCCTTTACCGCCA